TACATTTATTGGTGGTAAAAGTGCTCTACCTGATACAGATACTTTTACAATCGCTGTAAATGGTGAAAAGGTGGAAGTGATTATTGGATTTAGTAATGTTGCAACAAATAGAGTTACAATACCTGTAACAGGTAGTAAGACTGGTGATATCGATGTGGTATCATTTAATGCAACTATGTTTGCAAACATCTTGAACGCTAATAAAGAATGTCAAAAGGCAGTTCTTAAAGTGAGTTCACAAGGTATTGCAACTATCAGTTTTAACATTGATGATTACTATTCGGAGTACTACTTAGTAGCAACACAACAAACTAATTAATGTATTTAAAGTATTTTGACAAGTTCAAAAATATGGAGCCTTACCTTTACATCCGACAGGGTGAATGGGAGTATATAAAACAAACATTTGATAAAGAAGATGTAAAGGAAAGTCTTGCAAAAGTCGCGATGACTTATCCACTACCTTACGCCGATATTTCAGAGAATGATGCCACAAAAGAGTTGAGAAAACTCAAGGGTATGAGACATAATGAAATATTAGTAGAGGGTGAATGGTTTGCTCGAGAGGGAACTGAATACAAATACGATTTAACTTGGGAAGGTAAACAACAATATTTTCGTAGAGTTAATATTGGAAATAGTTCAAGTAATTATTTCCAACAAAAGAATCGTTGGAGTGTTGATGGTACAATTGCACCTGGTCCTGAACGAACTTGGGGTAGTGAAAAATTTATGACGAGTTTGATGGGTGCGGCATATACATTAAAATTACCTTGTATAGATAAAAAGTATTTGAGAACAATGATTAGTTTGAGAAAGTATATTTGTTCTCAATTCAAACCAAATGTTGCCAAAGTACTTTACGATAAACTAAATAGTAAAAGTATCTTAGATTTCTCGGCAGGATGGGGAGATAGATTGGCTGGATTCTATGCAAGTGAAACAGGTGAATATTATCTTGGAATAGACCCAAGAAAAGAAAATCATCCTATTTACCAAGAACAAACAGAATTTTATGAGAAACATAGAACAATGTTTGAAGTTGATAAGAGTGTTGATTTTGTTGTATCACCTGCGGAAGAAGTTGAGTTTACTGAAATGGGTGAGTTTGATACCGTATTCACATCACCGCCATATTTTGGTGTTGAGAGATATAGTTACGATGATACACAAAGTTGGGTTAGATATAAAACTATTGATGAATGGAATGAAAAGTTCTTACAGAAAACTATTGAAAAGATATGGCCTTCAATCAAGAGTGGTGGATATTTAATGGTAAATATATCTGATGTTTACGCGAGTAGTGGTGCAAAACAAAAAAGGTTAAATACAAACGGAAAGTATTGGTTAGAGATTTGTAATCCTATGAATGATTTCATAAGTACATTCGGTGATTCAGAGTATCAAGGTTGTATTGGTATGGAGATGGCAAAGAGACCTAATAGTGGTGGGGCTGGAACAGCTGCTGATGATAGATTCTCTGATGATTCATTAGAACTTGCAGAACAAACAAAAGATAAAACATTTTGTGAACCTATTTGGATATGGAAAAAAATATAAAAGAATATTTTAAGAAGTTTTATAATATGAAACCTTATCTTTATATACCTGAAGATGAGTGGCAAATGATTATGAAAACTTGGGAAAAGGAAGAAGTGGTAGAGTCTTTATCAGAAGTTCTACATACTTATCCTTGTCCTATTCCTGAAATATCAGAAGAGGACACACTAAAGAGTTTGAATAAATTAAAGGGTGTTCAATTTAATGATATCTTAGTTGAGGGTAAATGGTTTCCAAGAAATGAAAATCAATATAATTATCCACTAACTGATTTATATTTCAAGAAAGATAATTCAGGTAACAATGCATCAAATGGATTTCATATTCAAAATAGATGGAAAGTTGATTGGGTGAGAACACCGAGTGGTTGGAGAACTTGGCAGACAGTAAAAGGAATTAAAACAATTGTTAGGGCATTCTATACATTAGAACAAGTATTAACAAAGGTTGATTTACAATCAATCAGAATGGCAACCACATTAAGAAAGTATGTGGCATCACAATTTAAACCAAGTATTGCGAAAGGATTTTATGATTATTTTAAAAGTGTTAATGTACTCGACTTTAGTGCTGGTTGGGGTGATAGGTTGGCTGGGTTTTATTGTGGAGAGAGTACAAAATCATTCGTTGGGATTGACCCAAACACAAACAACCATCCAAACTATCAAAAACAAGTTGAGTTCTATAAGAAACATCAAACATTCTTTGAAGAACCAAAAGAAGTAGAATTAATTTGTTCACCTGCAGAAGATGTAGATTTTACAAAGTATGAAAATCACTTTGATACAATCTTTACTTCACCACCTTATTTTAATGTAGAGAAATATTCAGATGAAGATACACAAAGTTATAAACGATATACAAATATTGATAGTTGGAACAAAGATTTTTTACATTTTACACTTGATAAGTTGATATTTACATTAAAGAAAGATGGTATATTGGCAGTTAATATTTCTGATGTATATTCTGCACCAGATAAAGGTTATTTAGAAATATGTAATCCAATGAATGATTTTTTGAAATCAAAGGGATTGGAATACTATGGTTGTATTGGAATGGAAATGACCAAACGATTCAATAGTGGTGGTGCAGGTAACGCCAAGAGTGAATATTTTAATGAAGAACTAAAAGAAAAAACACAAGAAACACAAAACACAGCATTTGGAGAACCAATTTGGATATGGAAAAAGAAATAAAAAATACATTATGGGTTGAAAAGTACAGGCCGTCATCACTTGACAATTACATAGGTAATGAACACCTAAGAAGTAAAGTCAAGGTCTACATCGAGAGTGGAGATTTACCACATCTTCTATTATACGGACGAGCTGGTACAGGTAAAACCACTCTCGCGAAACTACTTGTTAATAATATAGAATGTGATTATCTATATATTAATGCATCTGATGAGAATAGTGTTGATGTTGTACGAGAAAAAGTTAAGAACTTCGCCTCAACATTAGGATTCCAAGAGATGAAAGTTATTATCTTGGATGAGTGTGATTATATTACACCAAATGCTCAAGCTGCATTGAGAAACTTAATGGAAACATTCTCAAAACATTGTAGGTTTATTTTAACTTGTAATTATGTTGAGAGAATTATTGACCCAATACAATCAAGGTGTCAATCATTTCAGATTATACCACCAGATAGAAAACAAGTTGCAGTTCACTTATCTGATATATTAACTAAAGAAAAAGTTAAATCAGAAATAAATGATATTGTAACTATAGTTAATGGTGGGTTTCCTGATTTAAGAAGAGTAATCAATGCCGCACAAAGACAAGTGGTGAATGGTGAATTGGTTATTGATGAGGGTATGAGTATTCAAAATGATTACAAGAACCAAGTGTTAGAGATATTAAAAACACAAGATAAAAAGAGTTCGTTCAAAAATATCAGACAATTATTAGCAGATTCAAAGGTAACAGATTTTTCTGATTTATTTAGATTGTTATTTGATACAGTCGATGATTGGGGTAAAGGACATGTGGCGGAGTGTATTTTACTATTGGCTCAATATCAACAATCAGATGCAGTAGTTGTGGATAAAGAGATAAATATTATGGCGATGTTTACTGAACTTATTGGAAAAATAAAGTGAGAAAAGGATTTTGTGTTTCACCATTTCGATATGCCGAAGTAAGAGATAATGGAGATGTTTGGCAGTGTTGTACAAGTTGGATAGAAAAACCAGCTGGTAATATTTTATCAGATAGTTGGGAAAATATTTGGAATAGTGATTACGCGAAAAGATTAAGAAGAAGTATGCACAAGGGTGATTTTTCTATGTGTGATGAAAACTTATGTCCTTACATTCAAAAGTGGAACAAAGGTGAAGAAGATTATTCAGCATACTTTCCAATATATGATGAATCAACATTTGAAAAGTTATGGGATGCGAAAGAAATAAATCCTAATGGAAAGAAAAAGTATCAAGACATAATTAAAAACAAAACTATTGATTTACCTTATGGTCCTGAAAGTGTTACATTCGCTCACGATAGGAGTTGTAATTTAGCATGTCCATCTTGTAGAAAAGATTTTTTTAAAACAGAGGGTAAAGATAGAGAACAAACTTATAAGATACAAGAGTTAATTATGGGAGAACCTATATGTGATACTCACGAAGTTTACATAACTAATTCAGGTGATGCATTTGGAGCTGATGTATTTAGAGATTTGTTAAAAATGATTAACACTAAAGACTTTCCAAATTTAGTTAATTTACATTTACATACAAATGCTAATAGTTGGTCAAAAACACATTGGAATAGACTTAAAAATCTACACGATATTCCAAGATTAACTTGTCATATCAGTATTGATGCGTGTACAAAGGAAACTTATGAAATAGTAAGAAAGGGTGGTAAGTGGGAAACACTTCAGAAAAACTTGAAGTTTATATTTGAAGATATTCCTAACTTAAAATTTATTAGAACATCATTTGTTTGTCAAGATTTAAATTACAAAGAAATGAGTGGTTTTGTAGAATTAATTGATGATTTAAGTTATGGTTCAAATGCCGTAGTTGAAGTAGAGTTTGGACAATTTACTGATTGGGGTGTAAGTTCAAAAGAAATAGTTGAACAAAGACAAATATTTAAACGAACACATCCTGATTATAATTTGTTTTTAGAAGAATATAAAAAAATGTTAAAGTTAGATAAAAAAGTTATCATTACAGATAATTTTGATATAACAGAAGAGGAGTTAAAATGAGTGAAGAAAGAACATACCAACAACCACCAGAATTAGATATTTCAAAAGCAGATACTATTACTTGTGAAGAATGTGGAAATGCATCTTTTATACCAGCGTTCTTTTTGAAAAGAATATCTGCGTTGATGAGTCCAACAGGTAAAGAAGCGATTGTACCAATCCAAGTTTATAGTTGTGGTAATTGTGGAACCGTTCCACAGAAGATGTTAGCATCAGTTCAACAAGAAGTAAATGTATAAATGTATTATAAGATAGATTTAAGTAATTACAAACCTAAAGAGGTTCGTCATTGTTTAACATTTAATGATTATAATAGTATAAGTATTTATCAATTAGAAGCTATTCAAAATCAATTAGATAACTTCAAAGATTCATTTGGTAAAGATTGGGAAGCGTGGAGTTTATCTGAGTTAAAAAACAGACTTGAAAATAATTGGACTTTTTATTTAGTTGGTAATGGTAAAGATGGATTAGAATTACCGATTATTGAGGGTTGGGCATTTATAGATTGGAATGATGAAAGACCATTTTTGTGTCAAAAGTATGTAAATGTAGATTATAGAGGAAGTGGATTAAATTTAGATTTGATATGGATTCGTTGTAATGATTTAGTTAAAAAGGGATACACGGAAGCTGGAATGTTTATAGATGATTGGAATGAACCAGCTAAATCAGTTTTAAGAGAAGATATTTTCAATGTCTAATATTTATATACATAGGAAAAAATTATGTCAGTAGAAACAAAATCAATAAATTTATTAAATTACATCACAGGTAGTGCGGGTGGTTGGCCAGTAAATACTAAAGTTGGAATATTTGGAAACCTTGATTACTTAGTTGAAACAGGTTCAAATGATGTATATTTTAATGAGATGAATACTAATATTTCAATAGAAGGTTCTATATCAGAACAAACTTCAATGTACAATAAAGTATCAGATTATGCTAATGAACAAGATTGTGAGACTTGTTATGTTTATGGTGTTCACGAATCACATAAGTCAAATCCTACTTCATATCAGAGAGGTTTAATAAGTTCAAGTTTTGCAAGACACGGAATATCAGTAAATTTTGAATATAATAATAGTACAGCACATACATATTTTGCTCAAAGAACAATGGAACAATACTCAGGTAGTTTTCATTTATTTGTACAATCACCTTTTTATAGTGATGATAATTTATTTAGTATTGCTAGTGGTTCATATAATAAAATTAATTTTAGAAGTATTGTAAATTCTTCACCAGAATCTGATAGTTTAATACCATTATTTGATTCATCATCACCAACAACAAATGTAAATAATCCTGATTTTATTATTAAAAATCCAAGTTTAGATGGTGGATTTATTAACAATTATAAAATGTATGATTGGAATGGTTCTAATTCAAGAGTAACTGATGCACTAACATCTGCGGCTTCGGCAGGACATATAGTTGAAAAGTTTGTTGTAATGAGTGGTAGTTTTCAAAACTTAGAAACAGGAAAGTTTCAATTTTTGATGACTAATAATAAACAAATAGTATTAAATGATTATGTAATAGGTTCTTTAATGTATAAATCAGATGGAAATGATGGATACAACATTAAATCATATGGAAGAACAACGGCTAGTGGTAGTTTAATTGATATGTTTGACGGAACAACAAAACAAGTTCAAGATGTAGAAGTTGGTGATGTTGTTAAATCTTACTGGCCAGATGGTATGAGTTTAAGTGATATAGATTATATGGATTACACCATTACAAACTTAACAGGTTCTATGAGTGGTTCAATAGTAGTAGGTGTAACACAAGATGAAAGAAGTGAATATTATTTACTAAATGGAACAAAAATATTATCTAAAACAAGTTATATCGCTGGAGATTCAGATTATTTTGTTAAATCAAGTGGAGCTTGGAGTTGGAAAAGAACAAGAGATATTTCAGTAGGTGATTCTTTACTACAATCAAATGGAACAGAATTAGAAGTTACATCACTAACAGAAAAATCAGGCTCTATGACTTTCTATTCATTAGATGTTGAAGATATTGATACATATTTCCAAAGTGATATATTAGTTCACAATCTACCAAAGAGGTAATATGAAAGAAAATGATGGTTTTAAATATTCAATACAAATTCCAAACTTTCTGTCACCAGAAAAGTGTGATGAATTAATCAATGATATAAAAAACTCTGAACAAGATTTAATTGGTTGTGTTGGGGATGAAGAGGGTAGAAATGCGATTATTCCTGAAATAAGAAAAACTAATGAGTGGTATTTAAGAGACCAACCACATAACGAATTCAGACCAGACAAAACCAATAAAGATTGGAAGTGGTTACAAGACAAAATGTTTCAAATGGTAAACATAGTAAATGATAATGTTTTTAAATTTCATATTGATGGTTGTGATGATGAACTAAAATTAATAGAATATAAAGAAAACGGATTTTATGGTTGGCATACAGATTTTAATGCAGGAGAGTTTTCAACAAGAAAATTGACGGGGATTATTCAATTAACAGACCCGAGTGAATATGAGGGTGGAGATGTTCAATTTGGTATTCAAGATAAACATACAAAAGAATGGTATTCAGTTAAAAAGTTAAAAGGTTCTTTAACTATATTTCCATCTTTTATGTGCCATAATGTTTCACCAGTTACAAGTGGAAAAAGATATGTTATTCAAGAGTTTTTTATAGGGGATTATTTTAGGTGATTGAGAATAATAAATTTGAATGGTTTGTTCATTTACCATTTTTAAGTGAAGAACAATGTGATAAATTATTACAACAAGTTAAAGATGAAAATGGGTGGTCAAAAGCTGAGGTTGTAAATCCGAGTACTAATGAAAAGAAAGTTTCTAAATATAGAAAATGTGATGAATTATTTTTAAGGAAAGATTATAATCAAGATATTAAAAACGATTATGATTGGATTTTAAAAAAATTAGATACCATTGTGAGAATAACTAATAGTAGAATATGGAACTTTAATATAGAAAGACCATCAGGTGATTTTAGAGTGTTAAAGTATAATATTGGAAATGAATTTGGTTGGCACTCTGGAACAGATAAAGGTAGTTATTCTTTAAATAAAATAACTTGTTTAATACAATTATCAAATCCAGAAACAGATTTTGAGGGTGGAGATTTACACTTCGCATTTAAAGACGGAAATAATGAATTTTTAAAAGCTCCATATAAAAAAGGTTGGTTATTTATGTTTCCATCATTTGCGAATCATATGGTATCAGAATTAATTAGTGGAGAACGATATATTATGAGAGAAACTTACATAGGGGAGCCATTTAGATAATGAATAGATTTAAAGAACCAGAGGGATTTGATACAGAATCACAAATGTATGAGTGGATGAAACAAAGAGAGTTTCAGTACGATGAACATAGTTTAATGGATGGAGATGATATCGTAATGCACGACTGGGAAGACCTGATGATGAAAAAACACGCAGAAATAGTTTGTCAAAATGGTGGTGATATTTTAGAATTAGGTTTTGGTATGGGAATTAGTGCGGGATATATTCAACAACAAGATATTAAATCACATACTATTATTGAAAAAAATAAAAATGTTCACGAAAGACTTTGTAAGTGGGCAGAAGATAAACCAAATGTAAAAATAATCTTTGGAGATTGGTATGATAATTTACCAGATGAAAAGTTTGATGGTGTATTTTTTGATACTTACAATGATATAAACAGAATGTTTATGCCACTAAGATTATTATCGGTATTTAAAAAAACCACTATTGTGAGTTGGTTTAATTCATATTTAGATGCGGATAGTATATATTCTAAAAGTTTATTACAAAATAGTTCAGTAGAGTATCATAAAATGAATATTAAGATACCTGAATATGTAGATTATTTTTTAAAAGAATATAAAGATGAATATTTTGTTCCTGAATGGCGTGTTGGTGAAAATGATACAAAAGAGAAGTATATGGAAATACTACATAAAATGAGAAAATAATGAAACAAAATAATAATTTCCAATTTGTAATTCATAGGGATAATTTTTTATCAAAAACACAATGTGATAACATTATCAAAATGTTTGATGATAATAAATCTTCTAACTCAGAGTTAGTTGGTGAGTATAAAGGTTCGTTATTAAATAAAAATGTTCGTGATGCGAAAGAGATTATATTTGAAGATGATTATATTAAAAATAAAATAAAAATGGTATTAGAGTTGGCTAACTTATCTATATACAAATATAATATACAAGAGTTAGAAGATGTAAAGTTATTAAAATATAATATTGGTGGTAAGTATCAATGGCATACTGATGTAGGTTCTAAAGAAACTTCTACAAGAAAATTAACCGCTATTGTTCAGTTGAGTGATGAACAAGATTATGAGGGTGGAGATTTAGAATTTGGAATTACAGATGAGTTGGGTGAAAATAATTATGTCGCTACAAAAAAACAAGGTAGTATTATCGTATTTCCATCATTTTTATCACATAGAGTAATACCTATTACTAAGGGAACACGATACTCATTATTAACTTGGATGAACGGAGATAGTTTTGTATAAAAAGAACAAAGATTTTAAATGGGCAATTGCTCGTGATAATTTTTTAACTAAATCAGAGTGTGATGATTTTGTTGATAGAATAAAAAACAATAAAGAAATGATTGATAATAAAGATTTTATCGAAAGAAATGGTAGTTGGGTTTCTTTCAATGATGACCCTATAGTAGATAAAATATTTAAGGTTGTTAAGTTAGCCAATCAAATGTGTTTTAAATTTAACATAGGTGGAGTTGGTGGTTGTTATGGGAAACACTATTTCGCGAAAGATTTTGAAAAGTTATGTGAGAATGGACCACTACACGCTGATTTATCTACTGAAGATGGAGTGGTAGTAGAGTCATCAGAAGATGGTACAGAAGTATATCGTGATGAGGGATTAGAGAAAGAACTAAATGTATTTGATACCACTACAAAGTTAACCGTAATTGTATTTTTAAATGAAGACTTTGAGGGTGGAGATTTGGTTATTTGGGATTCACCAATCAAAGTGAAAACAGGTAGAATAGTTATCTTTCCATCATTCGCTGGACATAGAGTAAAGAAATTTACAGGTAATGATAGATTTGTTCTCGCTACTTTTATTAAAGGTGATTACTTTAAATAAAATTCATTTTCAGAAAAAATTAAACTATTTATATAAAAGGTTTCAAAAATGTCTAAGAGTTTATTCGACCACATAAAACAAATAACAAATGTACAAAATACATTGTATTGGGATTCACTTTCCGATGGTGATAAGAAAACTTGGTCTAATTATATGGTTCATCGTTTTCTTAGTATGAAATCAGAGTGGATTCAAGTTGTGAATGAGATACAAAAGTATTGGGAGTTGACTCCTAAAAATGTATATCAGTTTTATATCGATATAATTCCAAGAGGTAGAACATTTTTAAAGTATACGAAATCTAAAAAGAAATCTAAAGTTGAGAAGTGGGCTATGGAACACTTAACAGATTACTTTGAGTGTAGTACAAAAGAGGTTGAGGATTACCTTGAAATATTAACCAAAGAACAAGTTACCACAATCATTATGAAGTATGGTGTGGATGACAAACAATTGAAAAAGATATGGGTGAAGTAGAATACAAAAATAATTTAGAAAGAACACTTGAGTATTTTCGTCATTTTGATAGAAAAGGTTTGTTAAAGAAATTAGTTAATAAAGATGAACCTGTAATTATTGATATTGGTGCGAGTGTAGGACAAACACTAAAAGAATTTAAAGAGATTTGGCCAAATAGTTATGTTCATTGTTTTGAACCTTTGGTGGAATCTTATAATGAGTTAGTTAAAAATAATTTTAAAAGAGTAAAGTACAATAATTTTGCATTAGGTAATGAAAACTCAATGAGAAAAAAGTTCTATTACCATAAGGTTCAACCAATGTTAAGTGGTTTTGAAAAAATAAATAAAAGAAGTAAAGATAGTATTGCGATAAATAATCCATCGATGGCTGGGATTTCAAAAGGTGAGTTTGTGAAAAATATAAATGATGAAATTACCGTAGAAGTAAAAACATTAGATGATTGTTGGTTTAGTGGAGATATAGATATAATAAAATTAGATGCTCAAGGTGGAGAATCTAAAATTTTTGAGGGAGCTCAAGAAACTTTAAAAAGAACAAAAGTAGTTTTAACAGAATTACACTTTTACGATTTATATGAAAATAAAAAGAGTTTTAGTGATATAGAAAAATACTTACATCCAGCTGGATTTCGTTTATATGATATAAGTCATATTAGTAAAAATCCTATGAACGGTAGAACAGATTGGGTTGATGTAATTTACACAAAGGAGAAGTAATGGCAAATAATTTCAGAAATGAAGAAAAGTTTTACCTACAAGAAATTGAGTGGGGTGTTAATTCAAAAACCAACACCACTTATATGAATTATGAATTTGATATAGATAGTTTATATAGTACGATATTAAAAATAGATTATCTACAAAGGTGTAATCCTAATACAGATATTAATTTAAATATTGCTTCTTATGGTGGTGATGTTTATGCAATGTTAGGGTTAGTGGATTATATCAGAGGATTAGATGTAAAGGTAAACACACATTGTATTGGAACTTGTATGAGTGCCGCTTCAGTATTGTTGGCTTGTGGTACAGGTACAAGAACTATGACAAAACATTCAACTGTAATGGTACACGAGGGTTCTACATTTGAGGCAGGTAGAAATACTGATGTTAAGAAAGGTGTAGAACATATTAGTGAGTTACAAAAAGATATTAATAATTTATTGGGTGAAGTTACAAATAAAGAAGCTAGATTTTGGGAACTCACACAAAGAAACGATACTTACTTAAACGCAGAACAATGTGTTGAATATGGTATTGTTGATGAAATTAAATAAAAAAAGACTTGACACTTATATCTAAAGTGTTGTATATTAACATATAATAAATTGGAGAATAATATGGTAAAGACTATTAAAGATAGTCCTACATTCAGTATGGAAGATGCACATACAGAATCAGCTGATGTTGTAGATGTTGTTGGTTATATGGAAGAACAATATCCACAAATGACGGAAGAGTTCAAGAAAATTCAAAGAGAACAATATGAATTATTCCTACATAAACAACACGATTATGGGCCACAGAATATTGCAGTAGGACAGGAATTAAAAAATGATGAAGAGAAACGATTATCCTTGATGGGTATTTGGTTTAGGATTAATGATAAAGTAGAAAGAATCAAAACTCTTATTATGAGAGGTGATGATGGTTCACTTAAAGATGAGGGATTGGTGGATAGTTATTCAGATATCTCAAACTATGGAGTGATGGCACAAGTAGTAGCGAGAGGTAAATGGGCAAAATAAGTTACAGTCAATTCTCACAATGGGATAAATGTCCACAAATGTGGAAGTTGAATTATCTTGATAAACTTGGTACATTTCAAGGTAATATCTATACGATATTTGGTTCGGCGTTACACGAAACCATTCAAGCATATTTAGTTGCATACTATAATAAAACAATTAAGATTGCAGATTCATTACCATTAGGTGATATTCTACAATACAGAATGGAAGAGAACTACAAACAAACCAAAGAAAATTCAGAAGTACCTGTTGAAGTAACACTTGAGGAAATGAAATCTTTTTATCAAGATGGATTGAATATTATTGAAGAGTTCCTGAAAAGAAAGAATAGTTACTTCCCAAAGAAAGACCACGAACTATTAGGTATTGAATTGGATATTGATTTTAATCTACCAAAAGATATGAGGTTTGTTGGGTTTATGGATGTTGTAATTCATAATAAAAAGACTGGTAGAGTTAGAATTATTGATATTAAAACATCTACTCACGGATGGAACAAATATATGAAAGCTGATAAGAACAAAACTAATCAGTTATTATTGTATAAAAAGTTCTTTTCAAAACAGAGAGATATTCCTGAAGATAAAATAGATATTGAATATTTAATATTGAAGAGAAAATTGTATGAGAATATACAATATCCACAGAAAAGGTTACAAGTGTTTTCGCCCGCGAGTGGAAAACCAAGTTTAAATAAAGTTATTACAAGGTTACAAGAATTCATCGATGATTGTTTCGATGATAAAGGAGAGTTGATACAAAAGGATTATTTCAAAAATGTATCTACTAAGAATTGTAAATATTGTGAGTTTAAAAATAAGCCAGACTTATGTGATAGGAAACAAAAATGATAAGACAATCTTATAAATTTTATTTACCTGATATTATTGAGTTAAATCAATATGCAGAGTTTAGTAAAAAGTTGAATGAGATGAATCCTACAAGGATTTACTTTTGGTATAACGAGGGTGAGTTATCATCAAAAGAAGTAAAACAATTTACAGATGAATGGCAAGAATTAGAACATAGTAATTTCAGTACTAAAATCAGACCATACTTTTTTGATAACTCAAATGATTTTGTAACTTGGGATTTTATACCATATAAATTACTTGATTTATACAAGGGTAAAATGATGTCTTATTGGAGATATCAATGGAGATACACCAAACGAAGTGATATATTTAAGGGATTAAAAGAGGCAAAAAGTATTTGGGATTTTATAAATCGTGAACAATTACCAACAAAAAAACAAAAGAGGAATGATGGCGAAGATAGCGATTATAGGGAGTAGAAGTTATACCAATTCAAGAAAGATAAAAGATTTTATATTTCAGTTAAAAGAAAAACTTGGTGATGAATTAGAAATAATAAGTGGTGGAGCAAAAGAGGGTGCGGATAAATATGCAAAAAGATTTTCTCTTGATTTTGATGTAAAGTATTCAGAGTTTCCACCATATCACGAATCACATAATATTCATTGTGTATTAGAGTCCTTTAGATATGGGAAACCATATAATGTAGGGAATTATCATAGAAGAAACAAAGATTTAATAGAATATAGTGATAAAGTGGTTGCATTTTGTACTGATGGAGTGGTTTCAAATGGTACGGCTTCTGGTTTGAAACATGCTCATAAAATTGAAAAAAAGTATGTTATTTTAGATTAAAGTTATATTTATTATATATACATATATACATTATGGAGTTAAAATATGAGTGAAGTAAAATTAACTTCGGTAAAAGTTATATCGGAGTTATATAAAAAGTTTAAAAATGAAACTATTGAGAGCGAATTTTCATTACAAAAGTTGGTGAATAGAACACTCGATAGATTTGTTTATGAAGAAGATTTTAGAAAAGAGATATTAGAACACGAAAATCTTCATCAAAGTGGGAGTAAATTTTAATACAAAACAACAAAGGTTATAAATGGCAATCAAACTACCAAAATTAAAATCAGTTGAATCAAGAAAACGAAAAAAGAAAATACTATTATTATCAGATGACTTAAGAATGTCAAGTGGTGTTGGTACAATGTCAAGAGAGATTGTATTAAATACACTCGATAGATATGATTGGGTACAGATTGGTGGTGCTATCAAACATCCTGACGAAGGTAAGGTTGTAGATATGTATCAATCACTTAAAGATGAATATGGAATTGAAGATGGTTATTTAAAAGTATATCCTGTAAGTGGTTATGGTAATCCACAAATATTAAGACAAGTTATGGAGATAGAAAAACCTGATGCAATCTTACACTATACAGACCCAAGATTTTGGGGGTGGTTGTATCATATGGAACACGAGTTAAGACAAGAGATACCTATTTTTTATTATAATATTTGGGATGATTGGCCAGCTCCACAATACA